ACATTAGCCACAAAACAAGCAAAATTGGCTAAAGCATTTACTATTTTTTCATCTGGTAATGGACTTACTATGCCGTGCATTTCCCACTCCTGTGCTTGTTTTGCTGTCATTGATTCTAACAAGGTATCTACATCTTTTTCTCCCCAATATCTGGCAAGATTTAACCAGTACCTTCTTCTTGGGGAGTTTCGGAGTTTTTTAACATTTTCTCCTGATCTTCGTCAGAAATTCCTGATAAACTTTTTGTTTTTTCAAGACACCGATCCAGTGCAGCAGCACTTTTTTTACCCAAAGCTTCAATATCGTCCATTGAAAAGATCCGGTGCTCACCTTTTGAATCAGCGCAAAGCGTTTGAACCAGCAATCTTGCTCTAAAGTTTTCTTTAGAGACTTCACCTTTATTGTCAAGGAGTGAAAATTCAAATTCATCACGTTCCTTTCCATTCATAGCCCTGATATAAATTTCAGCACCACCCCATTCAGGAACTTCTACTTTTTCAACAGGGAGATCGTCACTTTCAAGTATTTTTTTACGAAGTTTTGCTACAAAGTTTTTATCCATGGTTAAGATATCCTTTTTAAGTGTGTCCTATGATTAAGGACAGTTTAATTACGAACCAGAACCAGATTCAACAGTGACCTGTCCGGTTACTTTAATTGTCACATTGCATGTTACTGCTTCTTCAGGAACATTTACCGGCAATTCAGTTACTAAGCCCTGAAATTCGATACTTGTTTTTTCAAGATCCGGTAAAACAATCTCATAATCCTGAACCGTATCAGACTCAAAATCAGCTTTCATTTCATCATAATCATCCCTAATAAAATTCATCTGAAAGGTAACCTGACCGGGATCACGAAGACCAGCAATAAATTCACGATAACCACCAGTTGAAGCAAGACTTGTTACGTCAATTGTATTCCTTGACATACTCGGACCAGAAATACTAATGACTTCTCCAAGACTCACCCAAGCTGTACCACTCCATTTTCTAAATAAAGCTCCAACTCCTGCAAATGCTTGAGTCATACTGCCTCCTTTCTACGTACCAGATCGTGTGATCTGGAAATTAACAGAAAATTGATAACGATTACGTTCATCAATTCCTAAAAAACCAATATCAGAAACACATTGAACTAAAATGTAGTTAGTTCCATTTATAATAAATCCGTTTTTATTATGTAAGAGATACTTAATATCTCTAATTAATGCGTGACCAACCGTGTACGAATTATCCCGAACATAAATCTGTAATCCAGGATTTTCTTTACCGTATTTCTCTTGTGGAAAACCAAGAGTGTCATATAAACAAACAACTTGATCAGGATTTTCAGGAGCAATGCCTATAAATAAGTCAGTCCCAAAAATCAACCCTAACCCTGAAGTGCTCTCCTCAAGAAAATCTTTAATATCTACAGATGGAGCATTAGCTGTACTGACATCACTCATTTGGTTATTTTCACTCCTTTCTGTATTATCTTCATAATTTCATCTTTATTTCGTCTTAACGATGCTTCTAAATATTTAGGACCAGAACCTTTCCTTGACCAATTAGTGTCTTCTTCAGGCATCTCATGGACTATAGTTGAATAAAAAGCTGAAAAACCAAACCTAACTGCTGGTCCTTTTGTTCGCTTTAAAACTCCCATGTTATGCCTGATTGCTGCTGCATGAGAAGCACTTAGTTTAGCTGTTTGTTTTCCTGTAAAATTAGGACTTTTACCAGCTATAACTTTTTGATTGGAAGTCACTGTAAACCAGCTTTTTCTTAAATTACCTAAATCAACAGGAATTTTCGGTGATTGAGAATCAGCACTCCTACGCACTAAAGCAGCAGCACTTATAAGACTCTGTAAAGAACGGTCTTCCATCCTAATAACCTGTCTATTCAGATTCCTAATTATATTCTCAACCTGACCGGCTTTAAATCCTGTTCTTATAGCCATACAACCCTCAAAAATTTCTTAGCTGATACACTCGGTATTTTCTTATATTGCTTAATGACTTCAAACTCACTAATTAAATTAGGATCAGCTTTTTCAGAAGCACTCAATGAATCTAAAGTTCCAAAATAAATCCCATCATCATTATTCATATCCCGATCAACAAAAACAGTTGCTTTAGACTTTCTCTCTTTTCCAAGATCATCAACAATTAGTTTGTTTCCATACTCCCATCTACAATTAATTTCTACAGGAGTCCCATACGTGGTCTTATGGAAACCGTCAATACCTGTTTTAATCCAATAAACAGCTTTTTGTTTTAAATATTTATTTGGAAAAGACATATATCCTCTATTCAAATGAAGTTACTGCTGTTATTGAAGCTGCTCTTTTCCCTGCCGTATCCATTTTACCTGTTGGGTCAAGCATTTTGACCATTTGACCATATGTTGTTGCGTCTAAATTAAGACCTAAATCACCGTATTTTTCTTCAGCCCTGTCTTCGCCACCAATAGCAACTGATTTTGCTTGCCGTAATATCGTCATATAGACAAAATGAGCAGACAAATAACGTTCCATTTCTTTCAGTAAATCAGAACTAACACTATCAGAAGAACTAATTGTGGCATCAATAACCGCATTAGCAGCAGTAATTTGTGGAGTAATATCATCACTACTCTCAAGATCATCTGGAATAATTGCTAAGACTTCTGTTTCTGTTACTCGTACTGCCATGTTTTCACCTATTTTTTATGTCTTGCATGCCATAACTTAGGCTCAATAAAATCTAACACTTTTTGACCGTCCCAATCAAGTCCTAACCACTCAATTGCTTCTTTTATTTGAGAATAATCATGATTTACCATCCGATCAGGCCAAACAACCTTACAATTCAAGCCAGCAGTGATCATTTCACTAAAACGAAGTTCATGCTGCCTTACCCACCACAACCAACCATCGTACTCATTTTTAGCACTGACACTGGCTTGATTTCCTTTCTTAGCAAAAGCAGACATAAAACCAGTACGTAGACAAGAATTAATTATATCTGGTGTTCTCCTTCGAACGATGATCCATTTAGCATTAGGAAACGCATAGTCCCAAATAGGCCAAGTCAAACACATCTTAGCACCCTTGTACATCCATGTTTTTTCGTCTTGATATCCTTGTCGTTTTATCTCAGAAACAACCTTATCATGCCAATCAACAGGTATGCTTAAATTCTGAACATCAGGCAATGGATACTGCCCCATTTTATCAGCACCGATACTCATTAAATGGGGTTTTACAATTTGTTGTCTGATTACATGATTTTCAAACATACCTTTTTGATTATTTTTATTAGGACCACTAGTATCTCCTTTCCACGCACCGCACAAATGAATGACACCAGCTACCATAGATGTTCCTGATCTTTCTGCACCAGTAATTAATATAGGGTTTTCAGTTCCAGGCATGATTACCTCCAATTCAATTCAGCCCACTCATCAGTGATTTGATGTGGTCTTGGGAAACCATGACAAGAAATTAATCTTGCATTAGTGGGTATTTGTTTTAGTTTCTTCTTCATTATATGAGCTTTATAACTGATAATTTGATCTGGATAAATATCTTGAAAGAAATCCATTTTATCATGCAGAAAATCACGATATAAAAAACGTTCCCGGCCTCCAGTTCGTTTCTCTACTCGTTCTGTATGATCATTAAACATCTTCCAGATCCATTCTAAATCACCACCTTCAAACCCCACCATATCACCACCAGACAATTTTGGACCTTTGAAAGCACTCCTTGTTGCAAAGTAACCGTCATAAGAAAATAATTCATTCATACTTCCAACAACAAATACATCTAAATCACAAGCAAAGACTCTACCTTCTAAACCTAATTCTGGGTTGAACATCGCAAACTTAGGCAAACAACCCTTCCATGAGGGTACATCTAATTTTTTAAACTCAAAATCATCACAAAAAGGATCGAGAGTTGTTAAACAAATAAAATTAAAATCTATCGTTGTGTTTCGTTTCACAGCATTATAGAAATTAACAATATAACGTTTACCTAATTCAGCGTCCATCCATCCAGGACGATCACTTTTTTGCCAATAAAAGCAAACAACATTAACTGGTTTGGTTAACCGTTCCATATTTTATCCACCCATTCGAACTTTTTTGAAGCTACATCATTTTTAATTGGGTTCATTAACAAGATTTTTGTGCTTTTTGGGATGTCTTTCTCATTGTGGATATTCTTAATTTTTGTGAACCAATTCTTAGGAAAAGTAGGTAAGTCAGGAACACAGTCACCGATAAAATCCTGATCCCCTCTATACCATGACATATGCCGATGCCTGTCAGCAAAGAAATCAAGGTAAAGATCACGACACACAGGAGAACCAGCTTTAAACAGAATAACAGAAGTATTATACCTTGGGATAGCTCCATTTTTTGTACTGCTTGATAAAGCTGGTAGCAACATCAAATCAGAATCCCTACCTTTATTAATTAAATTAGTGAGATCTTTTAAAATCAAAGTATCCAAATCAATATAAAGAACAACTTCACCTTTTTTAAAATTAGAAAACTTAAAGCTGTTCATTTTAGCCCACCAACCAGGAGCATCATTATTGATCGGAATGGTTTTACATGCTCTAAAATCAGGAATATTAGTAAAACAAACAAACTCAAAAGAAAAAGGGATGTGTTTTCTACACATTCTTTCTAGATTGACCACCCATTTCTTATCGTATGTCCGTGTCCTAAAATTACCGGACCAAAGTACGCATGTCACTATCATTAAAAGGCTCCCCTGTTATAAAGAATTTACCTTTACTTCCACGATGGTCAATAATACAAAAATGCCGGTGAATAATTCCTAACCATTTTTCTTTAGGAAATAAGGAAATATGAGTATTTCTTCCATCTGGCAGTGTTTTGTTTGCTGGTCTTAATCCTATGCAAAAAAAAGCCACTTTATTTGTTAGAATTTTGATGTGTTCTATCACATTTTCAATTAATTCTGGTTCTACATGCTCAAGAACATCACAACAAACGACTAAATCACAAGCAGTTGGTAAGCTATTTTTGCCAGGAATACACGGATCATACTCTTGCCAATTGTGCTGACTCATAGATTTAGCAAGAAGACCTTTCCCACAACCATAATCCAATATACTTTCAGGCTTATACTTGGCTATAATGGGTAAAATGTCCTTCTTTCTTCGCTGACCACCACCACCATAATCCTTATTTTGGATATGGAGCAGCTTGTTTTGGTCTTGATATTCTTTAGTTATCAGCATTAAGATCACCTATTAACTCAGATACCGTTGTTTTTGGAAATTGATCAACAGCACTTTCAGGGGAAGCATTAATTATT